AGATTTGCAGAGATCAAACTAAAAGAAGAAACTAAAAAATTATTAAAAGAAACTACATCTAAGTTAAGATCAGTTAAAAAAATATCACAACTTCCAATTGAACATCCAGCAAGAAAGTTTTGTGACATGCGAATGATTACTAATAACAAGCATTACTTAATTTATTATACTGATAACTTTTATAAATTTATAAACACACTTGTTGAAAATAAGTTTCCTAGCATTGAAAGAGATCACCCTAGATTATTAATTCCTTTTTTTGATGAAAAAAATATTTTATTTGCAATTCAAGGGCGGTCTTTAAAAGATGAGAGTCCTAAATATATCACTATCAAAATTAATGAGGACAAAGATAAACTCTACGGATTAGAACGAGTTGATTGGAACAAGACCGTTTATGTAGTAGAGGGGCCCCTAGATAGTCTATTTTTAGATAATGCGATTGCAACAGCTCAGTCTGATTTAAGAGTTGCGAATAAAGAGGTATCTGTTTTGATACCTGACAACGAACCACGAAATAAAGAAGTGGTAAAACAGATTGAGAAATATATTAATGAAAAATACAATGTTGTAATTTGGCCGAGTGATATACAACAAAAAGATATAAACGAAATGATAATGTCTGGTAAAACTGAAAGAGACATTAAAGATATTATTGCCTGTAATACTTTTAGTGGATTACTAGCGAAAACAAAATTAAGTCAATGGAAAAAAGTGTGACGAAATATAAGCATCCATTTGGAAGTAAAACATATTGTACAAAAGCATTTACAAATATTTTTACGGATGCAGTAAATAGATATAGATTATGTGCTGATGCTGGGATAACAAAAGAGTTAAAAGATATGAACATGGAAACAACAAATCCTCTAGATTATTACTACTCACCAGAAATGGATGTAGTAAGAAAAAAAATGGTAGAGGGAAAGTACATATCAGGTTGTGAAGTTTGTTATGAACAAGAATCTAAAACAGGTTGGTCTTATAGACAAGATCATATGAGAAAAATAGATGACTATGGTCTTACAGAGTTTCCTACTGCACCATTAAAACCAGGTTTAAAAACAAGATTGATTGGAACAAAATGTAATCTTGGTTGTTATATGTGTCGTGCATATGATTCATCAACAAGAAGAATGGAATTATCTCAAGCAAACTTATGGGATATGTGGAGAGACTTAGGAATAAAAGAATACGAAAATACAAAAGTTAGAAACATTGGTAAAACAAGACATAAAGAAATATTAAAACATTTAAAAGATAATGAAACTAAAATACACATGTTTAGAATGTGTGGTGGTGAACCTTTACTATCAGATAGAATGTGGGAAATGTGCGATCAAGTTTCAGATGAATATGCTAAAGAAATGAAGTTGTTTATTACAACCAATCTTACAGAATTAGAATACAAAGGACATAATATTCATAAACTTGCAGAGAGATTTCAGTATCTACAACTTGAAGTATCATGTGATCATTATGGCGAAAAATTAAAATGGATTAGATACCCAATTGATGTAGATAAGTTTGAAGAAAATTTATATAGAATGAAACCTTACATTACCCATATACAATGTACAGTAAGTGTTTTAAATATATTTGATTTAAAAGAAATAGAAGAATATTATAGAGACAACTTTGGTATTGAAGTTTTATATTATGCGCTGTATAGTCCTAGCTCATTATCGATAAAAAACTTACCTAACAAAGATGAAATTCCATATATACCAACAGACGAAATTAAAGGTGAGTTAATGAAAGAATGTGTTCCTAGTGAACTTGCTAAAGGATATGAATATATTAAGAGCCTTGAGGCTCACAGAGGGTTTAGATACCCATCAAACAGATAGGAAAAATAATGCAGAAGCAATACTTAGGAATAAAAATAGATTTAACCAGAGACGAAAACTTATCAGATCAAGCCTCAAAATTACTTAAAGATTATTATTGTATAGAAGGTGAGACTTCACCACAACATGCATTCGCAAGAGCAGCTCAAGCATATTCTTACATGGATAAAAAACTTGCACAAAGAATATATGATTATGCATCTAAAGGTTGGTTTATGTATTCATCACCTGTTTTATCAAATGCACCTTTACCAACTAAGAAACCAAAGGCATTACCTATCTCTTGTTTCTTAACTTATGTACCAGATACATTAGAGGGATTGATTGATCATACTTCAGAGTTAAGATGGTTGTCTGTTAAAGGTGGTGGTGTCGGTGGACATTGGACAGATGTAAGATCAGTTTCAGATATTGCACCTGGGCCTATTCCTTTTTTACATACAGTTGATGCAGACATGACAGCATATAGACAAGGTAAAACAAGAAAAGGTTCTTATGCAGCTTACTTAGATGTATCACACCCAGACATCATGGAGTTTTTAACTATTCGTATTCCAACAGGTGACATTGGTAGAAAATGTTTAAACTTACATAACGCAGTAAATGTCACAGATGAATTTATGAATGCAGTTAGAGAAGATAAGATATGGGAACTTAAAGACCCAAATGATGATACTGTTAGATCAACAATGAAGGCAAGAAAATTATGGGAACAAATTTTAGAAACAAGATTTAGAACAGGTGAACCATATGTAAACTTTATTGATACTGCAAATAGATATTTACCTGAAACGATGAAAGCAAAAGGATTAAAGATACATGGTAGTAATTTGTGTAATGAAATACATTTACCAACAAATGAAGATAGAACTGCTGTATGTTGTTTATCATCTTTAAATTTAGAATTATACGATGAATGGAAAGGTACACCTATTGTAAGAGACTTAATTCGTTTCTTAGATAATGTATTACAATACTTTGTGGATAATGCACCAGACACATTAGAAAGAGCAAAGTATTCTGCATCACAGGAAAGATCATTAGGTCTTGGTGCGATGGGTTATCATTCATACTTACAAAAACATATGATTCCATTTGAGCAATCAGGTGCAATCAACAAAGAAATTTTTAGTTTTATTAGATCAGAAGCAGATGCTGAAACTCTTACATTAGGAAAAGAAAGAGGTGCGGCACCTGACATGAAAGGTACAGGAAGAAGAAACGCACACTTACTAGCAATAGCACCTAATGCTAATTCTTCTATGATTGTATCAACATCACCCAGTATCGAACCTCATAAAGCAAACGCTTATACACATAGGACAAGAGCAGGTTCACATCTAATAAAGAATAAATATCTGTCCAAACTCTTAGAGAAGTATAACATGAATAAGAGTGAAGTTTGGACAGGGATTGTGACTAATAGTGGTTCAGTACAACACTTGCAGTTTTTAACAGTTGAAGAAAAAGAAGTTTTTAAAACAGCAGTTGAGTTAGATCAAATTAGAATGGTTGAACTTGCAGGTCAAAGACAAAAGTATCTAGACCAAGGTCAATCATTAAACATCTTTTTTCCAGCAGGTGCATCTAAAAAGTATGTACAACAAGTACATTTTAGAGCATGGGAAACAGAATGTAAAGGATTATATTATCTGAGAACAGAGGTAAGTAATCGTGCAGAAAATATTACAACGAAAGTTGAATTAAACAAATTAACAGATTACTCTGAAGTTAAAAAATCTGAAGAGGAATGTGTTTCATGTCAAGGATAGGAAGGTAGAAAACAATGGATGTACAAATTTATACAACGCCAACTTGCGGTTATTGTTTGAACGCAAAGAATTGGTTTAAAGATCATGGAATTGAATACACTGAACACTCACTAGTTAACGATGAAGACAGACTAGAGTTTTTTCAGAGAGTAAACAATGTAGAAGAAAAATTAGGAAATGGAACTACAGGCATAATGTCTGTTCCACAAATATTTCTTAATGGTGAAAGAATAGGTGGGTTTTCAAATTTATTAGAAAACTCTGAAAAGATTTTAAAAAAAAGAGGTGGTGGACTATATAAGTTTTCTGAAACATATAAACCTTTTTATTTTCCTTGGGCTGTTGACTTTGTTCAGAAACACGAAAAGGTTCATTGGATTGAAGACGAAGTTGATCTATCTGAAGACGTGACAGATTGGAAAGCTGGAAGAATGACTGAAGTTGAAAAAGACTTTGTGACAAATGTTCTAAGATTGTTTACACAATCAGATGTTGCAGTTGGTCAAAACTATTACGATCAGTTTATTCCTAAATTTAAAAATAACGAAATAAGAAACATGTTAGGTTCATTTGCTTCAAGAGAAGGCATCCACCAAAGAGCATATGCATTACTTAACGAGACACTTGGTTTACCAGATGAAGAGTTTCATGCTTTTTTAGAGTACAAAGAAATGGCAGACAAGGTAGATTTCATGATGGCTTCTAACACAACTACTAAAAGAGGTATGGCACTTGCATTAGCAAAATCAGTTATGAATGAAGGTGTATCTTTATTTGCTTCTTTTATCATGTTATTAAACTTTCAAAGATTTGGTAAGATGAAAGGTTGTGGTAAGATTGTAGAATGGTCAGTAAGAGACGAGTCAATGCACGTTGAAGGTATTTCACATTTGTTTAGAGCATTCTC